ATGGCAGAACGTGAGAACATTCGTAGCCGACTTAAAAAGCACCAGTTGACTCAGGTGTGGCTTATCAATCAGTTAGGTCTTAGAGGGATCGTTACTGATAAGACGGAAATGAGTTCCGTACTTGCCGGGACACGAAGCGGCAGTAAGGCAGATGCAATCATCGAATTGTCTCACGACATTCTTGATAAGTACGAAGAAGGTTCTGTTCTTGTTAAGGAGTGATGATGGCAGTTCCTACGATGGAAGAAAGTGCTTTGTGTTTCCAGTTGATTGAGAGAGTCAAAGACTACTTCCAGTCAGCGGAACACAAGAAAGAGTTTGAAGAATGGTACAAGACAAAGTACCACAAGGATTATGAATGGAGGAATTAACCATGAAAGAAGAAAACATTGGTGTATTAAGTGCAGGTGAGCGTTTCGGCTTCAAGGGTTTTGAATGGATCGTCCTTGACAACAACGTGGATGGCGGTGTTCTGGCAATCATGGCATCTGCTTGGAACAACGAAGAGTATAGCTTTGATGATGACGGCTGTAACAACTACGCAAAGTCAAGCCTGCGTAGAAAGCTGCTCAATGAACTGCTTCCTGTGTTGGGTGAGGATAATCTTATTCCTCATGAGGTTGACATGGTAGCTGATAACGGAGATGACCGTTACGGCACAGTCACAGATAGAGTTTTCATCCTGAGTTGTGATGAATACAGAAAGTACCGTAAGCACGTTCCGCTACTCCCTGAATGGATGTGGACTTGCACACCTTGGTATATCTCAGACACTGGGTACGGTCACTACGTTCGCGGCATGAGTACGGACGGTGGTCTGAGCAGCGACAGTGCGAACTACAGCTATGGGGTTGCCCCGGCTTGTGTATTCAATCCGAAGAATCTTAAATTGCACCGTCAGGTGCAAATGGTGGAAGCGTAATGTCCACCAACAATAACAAGAAAAATGGAAACCACTTTGAAGAAGAGTTTTGTGAACTGCTCGCCTTACATGGTTTCTGGGCACACAACATGGCACAGAATCAGGTAGGACAGCCCGCAGATGTGATTGCGGTTAAGAATGGCATCCCGGTATTGATTGACTGCAAGGAATGTGAAACCAACCGCTTCCCATTATCCCGAATTGAAGGTAATCAGGAAGGTGCAATGACACTGTGGGAGCAGACAGGGAATGAGCATTGTTACTTCGCTATGAAGCTGAAAGACGGACGCATTTACATGGTGTCCTTCGATGAACTCATGCTGAGACAGCTTTACGGTGAGGGGACGATCACTGAAAAGGAATTTCCTCAGTACAAGACCTTTCGACAGTGGGTGGAGGAATTTGAATGATTACGGAAATCGGATCACGATTACGAATCACGAACCCTTCACCGGACATGGTTGACTGGTGTAAAAAGCATTTAGAAATACCGAACCCGGAATATCAGAAGAAAGCCAGAATGAATCTCTGGTTAGGAGATACACCCAGAACCCTTGTAATGTATGAGGTTGACGGTGACTCAGTAATCATCCCGTTTGGGTGCTTACGATCAATCCTCCCGCTTCTGGAAGGGGACGTGAAGAAACTCTTTACCAAACAGGTAAAGGTAGATTATAAGGGTGCGAAAGTACCGCTGTACGACTATCAGGAGGAAGCTGTAGGAGCAATGATTATCAATCATTACGGAATATTACAGTCACCTGCCGGGTCAGGTAAGACGCAGATAGGCATAGCCCTTGCGTGTTCCATGCAGCTTAAAACACTTTGGCTTACCCATACAAAAGACCTGCTGACCCAGAGTAAGAATAGGGCAGCACAGTATATTGACAAGTCACTTTTGGGGACTATCACAGAAGGAAAGGTCAATATCGGAGAGACAATGACCTTTGCAACTATTCAGACGATGTGTAAGGTTGACTTAAATCAGTACCGTGACACATGGGACTGCATCATCGTAGATGAATGTCACCGGGTAGCCGGGACACCTACCGCAGTAACTCAGTTTAGTAAGGTGCTGAACACACTCAGGGCAAGACATAAATACGGATTGTCTGCAACCGTCCATAGGGCAGACGGACTGATAAAGGCTACATATGCTATGTTGGGACACGTTATCTATACAGTCCCGGATGAAGCTGTGAAGTCCAGAGTCATGACGGTAGACGTACAGCCGAAGGGTACAGGCGTGAAACTTGATTCAGCGTTTTTGAACAGTGATGGAACAATCAACTATTGCAAGATGATTACTTATCTTACCACTCATACAGACCGGAATCAGATTATCATGAATGACCTTGTAGGCAACTGGGAGCATTACAACCTGATCCTCTCTGAGAGGGTGGATCATCTGAAATTTCTGTATGAAGGACTACCCCCGGACTTGAAATCACAGGCTGCTGTAATTGATGGCAGTATGACAACTAAGAAGAAGAAAGCAGAGCGTGAGCAGGCTATTGAGGATATGAGGACAGGCAAGAAACGATACTTGTTTGCATCGTACTCACTGGCAAAAGAGGGGCTTGATATCCCACGGTTGGACAGGCTATACCTGACAACCCCTCAGAAGGACTATGCGGTGATCGTTCAGAGTGTTGGGCGTATTGCACGAACCTTTGAGGGGAAGGAACAACCGATTGCTTATGATTATGTAGACTTCATCCGGTCACTGGAAAAGTCGTTCAAGAAACGATGCACCAGTTACCGAAAATGTAACTGTAGAATTTTGGAAGGAGAATAACCATGAAGAATAAAATTTTGAAAGCTATAGCTTGGGCGGTTAGCCTTGTATGGATTGTGTCAGCTTGTCTTATTGATTCAGATTCATGGATTCCCTTCATCGTGTGTGTAATCTGTGAAATCTATATGGTGTTATTCTCCTACGCAAATGATTGGTTTGGAGATTACCCTTATGAAGATTAGTGAAGAAAGTGCAAGACACCTTGATACAGCCATTCTTCTGATGGAAGGAGTCAAGGAAAGTCTGAGTGCCGAACCGGATAAATGGGGATGTATTCCACCAGAACATTCAAGAGAGTCTATCCATCGTAGATGTGTGCAGGCACGACAAGAACTCCTGCAAGTGCAAAAGGCTCTAAGGTAGGTGATCTCATGGTTGAGGGGACATACATATTCGACTGTGAGGTATTCGCTTATGACTGGCTCTTTGATTTCAAAGATGTTGTCACAGGCGAACACATCTCCATCTGGAACGACAACGATGCTGTAATAGCATTTATGGAACGTGACCCGTTCTTAGGCGGGTTCAACAATAAGCACTACGATAATTTCATACTAAAGGCAGTCATGTGTGGCTTTACACCGGAAGAGGTGAAGAAAGTCAATGATCTTATCATTCAGGAAGAGTTAAGTGGATGGGATATCCCATCACTGAAAGAGTACAGAGTATTCTTTGACAGCTTTGACCTGAGAGATGATTGTCAGGACGGAATCTCACTGAAAGCTATTGAAGCACACCTTGGAATACCGATTGAGGAAACAGGGGTTGACTTCAACATTGACCGTCCGTTGACGGAGAGTGAGAGAAGAAGGACTGAATACTACTGCCGATATGACGTAGATGCTACGGAAATTCTCTGGAAACTGAGACAAGGATATCTGGATAACAAAGTTGCTGTAGGAGCGAAGAGAGGTCTTACAGACCGTAAGGCAATGTATATGACAAATGCCAAACTGACAAGCGTGTACCTACAAGCTGAGAAACCGGAGAAACCTTGGACGGATGAAAGGAATTACCAATACCCGGATAAGCTGCTTCGGCAGTATATTCCGCAGGAAATATTTGATTTCTTTGATCGGCTGCATGATCCGAACGTACCGGACATTGATCTGTTTGGTGGTTACGATCAATACGGCAGGAAGATTAAGGGTGCAAGCATTGAATTTAGAATAGGTGATTGTGTTTGCACTATAGCCTACGGAGGGATTCATGGAGCAATCCCGAACTATGTAGAAGTGGCAACGGAAAATCGTTCGATCAGAAACAAGGACGTAGGTAGTTACTATCCACATCTTATGACTATACCTCTTTCGGCAGGACAGCAATATGGATTCTGTAGTAGGAACATACCGTCACCTCAGATTTTTGTGGATATGTTGGAAGAGAGAATGAAAGCAAAGAAAGCCGGGGACAAGAAAACTGCAAATGCCCTGAAACTGGTAGCGAACACCTCTTATGGTGCAATGCTCAATGGTAAAAACGGAATTTCCTATAACGATCTCTATGATCCACTCATGGGACGTTCAGTGTGTATCACAGGGCAGCTACTTCTTCTGGAACTGTCAATGCACCTTGTAGCAGAGTGTCCTACCTTGAAGATCATTCAGCTTAACACGGATGGTATCATGGTAAGTTTTGATAAGTCTGACGAAGCAAAATGGCAGGAGATTACGCAGGAGTGGCAGGACAGAACAGGTTTTGAACTGGAAGAGGATTTCATTCAGAAAATCGTTCAGAGAGATGTGAACAATTATGTAGAAGTACCTGTAGGTGACGGCAAACCGAAGGTCAAGGGTGGCAATCTGGTAAGAGGGATCTTAACCAATGCAAACATTGACTTTACGACAATGGGCTTACCTGCATGGGACAACATGAGTGGCGGTGCTTGGAATATCAATAACAATGCCTGCATCGTGGCTACAGCAATGAAAGAGTATTTTGTGAACGGGACTCTCCCGGAAGAAACCATTGCGGTAAGCAATAATATCCTTGATTTTCAGGTGATAGCGAAAGTCGGAGGTAAATATTCTGGATGCTACCAGTTAATAGGTGGTGAGAAAGTTCCGGTACAGAAGGTCAATCGTGTGTACGCCTGCAAGAATAAAGGTTATGGAAAGATTTATAAGACTCACGCCACTACCGGAAAGGACGCAAAAGTTCCCAGTCTGCCAGATCACTGCATAGTAGATAACAATAATGAGTTGTCCATAGACGTTGTGGACAGAGAATGGTATGTCAAACTGGCAAAGGAACAGATACGGAAGTTTTTAGGTGTGAAAGCACCACGGAAGAATACTAGAAAAATAAATTCGCTAAAGAAAAAGTCATTAGCGTTGTTCAATTAAGGAGGACAAGAACATGGAAAGTTCAGCAAAAAAAAATGGTAACAGCAGAAGAGTTTGACGCAGCAGTAAAGCAGGTTATTCACGATCAGGTGAGTGATCCGAAACTGGATGGGATGGGAAAACTGCTCATTCCGCTGACAGGTGCTATTTTCGCAAAAGATGTTAAGAAGATTCTGTTCGGGGAAACCGAAGAAAATAAGGAGGACTAAGACTATGAAATTTCATGAAGTGAGCAAGGCTATGGATGAAGGTAAGAAGATTAAACTGAAAGACTGGGACAACGCCTACTGGTATAAAAAGGGCGGTATCATTGTCAACCATGACGAAGAAGGTCTTGAATGTGATACAAGAGAAATCTTCCCATTTGATTTAATGTGGGTAGCAGACGGTGACTGGGAGATTGTTGTTGAAAATCTGACTCCGATGAATTTCAAGGAAGCGTTCAAGCTGATGAAGCAGGGATATCCGGTGAAACTTCCGTCTTGGGGTGGTTACTGGTACTGGGATGCTGCAAAGGAAACTATCGTAATGCACACGAAGGATGGCAGAGAATTGGATATCCGTGAGACTAAGAGAGTTGAATACACCACTCTGAACATTCTTTCCGATGAATGGGTGCTTGCAAGCACTAAGAACTGCCCTGCAATGGGTGGTGAAGCTACTTTCTCCTTCGGGGAAGCAATCAAGTATCTGAAACGTGGACACAAGGTAGCCCGTAAAGGATGGAACGGCAAGAAGTAGTACATTCAGCTTGCAAGCGGAATCTCTTACAAAGCACCTACCGGAGATATCGTGAACTGTGAGCATGATACCATCGGTAACATGGCAGTAGCTTTTGTCGGAACTTCCGGGGTGCAGATGGGTTGGCTTGCATCTCAGGCAGATATGCTTGCCGATGACCGGGTATTCGCAGAGTAAGGAGGATTGGCTATGTTTTATCTGTTAGGAGTTATCATCGGGCTTGTAATCAGTTTTCTGATTACTGCCCTGCTGATCTGGATTCTGGCAATGTGTTTTGGTTTCATGTTCACTTGGAAACTGGCACTGGGAGTCTGGGTTATCTATCTGATTATCAAGAGCATTTTTACAAGAAATTAAGGAGGATCAATAACAATGGCAAACATTTATGAAGGTATGAACGTGAGACAGAAACTTGCAAAGGCAAGATTAGAGTTCCTTAACCAGAAGGTTAAGAAGTCCGGTAAGAATATGCACTTGGAGTTCAAGTATTTTGAGTTGGAGGACATTGTACCTCCTGCAATCAGAATCTTTGCCCGTGTAGGTCTTACCACTGACATTGACTTCACCGATGAAAACGGTGCTGTCATGAGAGTCTACAACACGGACAACTCTGAGGAAGCACCTATTGAGTTCCGTGTTCCGTACCGTGAGGTTAAGCCTATCGTAAGCAATGCGGGTAAGGAAGTAACCAATCCGATGCAGGCACTTGGTTCATCCATTACATACCTCAGACGTTATCTCTGGATGGCAGTTCTGGATATCACTGAACCGGATGACATTGACGCTACGCTTGGTTCTGAACAGGAAGAGGAAGAACCGGAGATTGAAGCACCGAACCCTGAGAAAGCAAAGACCGAGAAGAAGTCTCAGAAGAAATCGAAAGCCCCGGCTACACCTGCGGAACGCAAGGAAGCGAAGGAAACTCTGACCGACACTGAGGGACAGGCAGATGACTTGCAGATCACGGCACTGAAAAATGCCTGCAAGGAACTGATGGAGAAAGACCCGGATCAGGAGGACTTCGTTCAGCAGATTGCAATGAAAACCAACGGTTTCACTCAGGTAACACGTTCTCAGTGTGAGCAGCTTATCAAAAATCTTGGTGAGATGATCGCAGCTTACAAGACGGAGGGCTAATATATGTCGGACAATGTAAATCATCCATCCCACTACGAAACCGGGAAGTTTGAGTGCATTGACGTGATGGTAGAGACTCAGGGTGTGCAGGCAACGAAGGATTTCTGTGTGTGCAATGCTTTGAAGTACATCTACCGTCACAGACGGAAAAACGGTCTGGAAGATATTCAGAAAGCTATCTGGTATCTGAATAAAGCCGTAGAGTTGGATGGACAAATTAAGGAACTGATTGACTGTAGAACAATCGGGGAAAGCGAACCCCGTTACATGGAGGACAGAAGTAATGAGGAAATTTAAGAGAATGATCGCAAGAGCAAATATGAAACGTGCAGGATATACCCGTCTGAATAAGAAGGGTGGGGACGGAAGAAGCACTTTCGCAAAGCTGTGGAAGCAGTACATTTAAGAAGGGAGTCATAGAGATGACGAAAAGACAACTCATTAAGTGGTTGGAAGCAAAAAGAGAAGAAGCTATAGGAGAGGTATGCAGTCAGGCTACTGAAACCCTTAACTCCTATTATGCAGACAGAAACGCAAAGATTGAACTTGAAGAAACTGCTTCGGAAATTGCTGATCTTATGAAAAAGGCATCTGATAAAGTAGATGCTTTTAAGGCAAAGGTGAAAGCGTCTTATCCTGACGCTGATATTACAGGAGGATATTACGGATCGGTTACATATAAATTAAACAATTTGAGTTCAAAATATGAAATCCGTGAAGGTTTGCTTAAAGAATTTGAAGATATGCGAACACCTCTGGTTAAGTCGATCATTGCCAGAAAGAATGAGTTAATCTCAGGTATCAAGAGTAATTACACCAATGTAATTGCAAATGTCCAGAATATGAAAAATGCGAAACTGGCAATAGAGTATCTCACAGATTTAGGGTTTGATTTAACTTCATTGATTGAAGAAGATAAGAACCCGGTAACTACGGCTTTAGCTGTAGAAGTAGATACAAGATTCTTGTTTATAGGAGGTAAGAAAAAATGAAGTGGAATGACGATAAAACCATTACTATTACACCACCTGCAAAACCGAAGAAGATCACAGGTACACGATTTGCAGCAATCATGGGTCTGAATAAGTGGACAAGCCCGTTCAATGCGTGGTGTGCAATCACCCGAACCTATGAAGAACCGTTTGAGGACACGATCTACACTATCGCAGGTAAGACGATTGAGCCGAAGCAGGCAGAGTACATGAAAACTGCATACTTCATGAGCAATCTGATTACACCTACGGATGTGTACGGTGAGGACTACTTCAAGAAAACGTGGGGAGATTTCTTCCGTGATACACCGATCTTTGGTGGTATGTGGGACTACCTGCTTGTGGACAAGGAAGGTAAGCCGCAAACGGTACTGGAAATGAAAACTACGAAGAGGTCTGAGGACTGGGTGGAAGATGTGCCTGAGTATTATGCTTTACAGGCTGCACTTTACGCCTACCTGCTTGGGGTTGATGACGTAATCATGGTGTGTTCGGTTCTGGGTGAAAAGGACTACGATGACCCGGCAGCTTATGAGTGCAAAGCTGAGAACACTTTCGTTCGTCCGTTCAAGGTGTCTGAGAGATATCCGAACATGAAGAAAACCATCACTCAGGTTAAGAAGTGGTGGAAAACTCATGTAGAGGGTGGCGTATCTCCGAAGTACGATGAAAAAGCTGACGCTGACATTCTGAAAGTGCTGAGAGATAACAACCTCTCCCCTGACTCTGATCTGGACGCAATGGTGAAGGAAGCCGAAGGGCTTATGCTTCACATCGAAGAGGTAAATGCAACCGTAGCTGACGATGAAAAGCGTCTGAAAAAGCTGAAAGAACTGATTAAGGAAGCAAGTATGAGTCAGTTCAAGCCGGGTGATAAGACTGTTACGATCACAGGCGGCAGCTATGATTTTATAACGACTGTCAGCATGAAGAAGAAACAGGACTTCGATACGGAAGCAATGGAGAAAGACGGTGTGCTTGCTAAGTACATGACTGAGACTGAAAAGCCTGAGTACCGTTTCACTCCGAAGAAGAGGAAGGATTGATATGGGGAAACACGTTATAAGTGATTTATGGCAAATGCAATCACTTCCTCTGGAAGCCAAAATCAGGATGACTAAATACAGAATCCGTCAATGGGTTGAGTATTACGGAGAGGATGGCGTATATGTCAGCTTCTCTGGTGGAAAAGACAGTACCGTACTGTTGGACTTGGTACGGCAAATGTACCCGAATGTGACGGCTGTATTCGTAGATACAGGTTTGGAATATCCTGAAATCAGAGAGTTTGTCAAAACTTTCAGTAATGTAGTATGGCTTAAACCGAAGAAAAACTTCAAGCAAGTTATCACCGAATATGGCTATCCTTTCATTTCTAAAGAAGTCTCTGACAAGGTGGACGGGGCAAGAAAATATATGCAAGCCTTGAATGACGCTCAGTCGAGAGAGAGAGTCGGACGGTACGTTATGCTTGGGGAATAGCAGACCTTCTGGGGATAGACCGAAGAGGGGAAGCAAAAGAGAGTCCAGAGTATCTAAGTCTGAAAATGGGGATTATCCCTAGTGAGACTTCACGATATCAGCAAGTAGTGGGTACATACAAAAATAAAGACGGTTCAGTGTCAAAATATTGTATGCCACGCTACAAATTCTTTTTAGAAGCACCTTTCAATCTTTCAGCTTCATGTTGCAGGATCATGAAAAAGTCACCAGTTCACTCATACGGACGAAAGACACATAAGAAACCAATGACTGCACAGATGGCAAGTGAAAGTAGATTAAGGACAGCACAATGGTTGAAAAACGGATGTAACGGCTTTGAGATGACTTCTCCTATATCTAATCCTATGAGTTTTTGGACTGAACAGGACGTTCTTCTCTACATTGAGTTGAACACAGACAGAATGTGCCGGGATAGAATAAATTGTCACGAAAAAGTTATGTGGTACGGTAGCAGGATCGTTTCAAGAGAGACAGGAGCAACGATTGAAAGTATAGAATATTATAGATCGATCTGCTCAGTTTACGGAGATATCGTGACCGAACCATCGGACTGTGATTATGAATTTACTGAACGCAGTGAGATTTTCGACAAAGATAGACCGCTTCTCAAAACTACAGGATGCAGCCGAACCGGATGTATGTTTTGTGGATACGGCTGTCACCTTGAAAAATCACCTACCCGGTTTGAACAAATGAAAGAAACTCATCCGAAGCAGTACGCATATATCATGAAGCCTGTGGAAGAGGGCGGGTTAGGATATAAAGACGTTATAGACTGGATCAACCAACACGAAAACATGGATATCAAATACTAATTTGATATAGATATTACATTTTAAGGAGGACTATTACAATGGCAAAGATTGGACTTACAGAGGGATTTACACTGATCCCGGAAGGAACTCATGTATTCAAGATTACTGAGGTCAACTACAAAGAGGACTTCGGTAAGATGGAGGTCGTTATGCAGACCGCAAAGGGTCAGAAGCATATCGAGAGATTTTCTCTCCTGAACCAAAACGGTGAACCGAATCAGAGTGGACTTAATGCGTTCAGCTATTTTGCTAAAACAGCACTGGATGACTTCACTGTGAAGGATATTGACGATCAGGAGTTGGTTGGACACTTCATCCGCTGCGAAGTTGAACATGAGGAAGTCGAAAGTAACAAGACACCGGGCAAGATGCTCAAATTCGTGAGACTGGGTGACAAGGAAGCCGCTGACGGATTTGACGAAGAGGAAGCTGCCCCGGCTGCACCGAAGCAGCAGAGCAAGCCTGCTAAGACTGAACCTGCAAAGCAGGAAGGTAAGAAGCCTGCGGGATTTGACCTTAACAGTCTGCTTGGTTAAGTAAGTGACCTACGGAGAGGGAGAGATATTATCTCAAACTCTCCAATGGTTATATCAAAATATTCTCAAAACGGAGGATTGAAGATGAACACGAACGAAAGAATTAAGATTTTCAAGTCCCTGATGGGTCAGGTGTATCGTAAGGAAGATGTGGACTACTTTGTAGCCATTCTCAGACGGATGGGTTACTTTACCGCCCCTGCTTCTACGAAGTATCACGGGAACTATGAAGGTGGTCTGTTCGATCATTCTCTTGAAGTGACTAAGAGTCTGCTGCATCTTACCAAACATCTGAAACTTCACTGGAACAGCAGGAAGAGTCCTTATTTTGTAGGAATGTTCCACGATCTCTGCAAGTGTGACAATTACATTCATAACGGAGATGGAACGTACAGCTACAATCCGAATGTCACCATTTCCGGTCATGCGGAGAAATCTCTGGTACTTCTGGAAGCGAATGACATTGGTGTGAATGAGGAAGAGGAAGCGTGTATCAGATGGCACATGGGAGCGTTCGATGACAAGGAAAACTGGGACAAGTACGGAAAAGCTATTGAAAAATTTCCCAACGTCCTGTGGACTCACACGGCAGACATGATGGCTGCCAGAATCAAAGGTATTTAAGGAGGAAGCATTATGGGAGCAATTATCGCAGCTTTTATTATCGGTCTACTTCTGGGAGTTGTACTGATTATCTGTATTGCACTGGCTTGTGCAGCTAAATCCGGTGACAATGCATCGACTAAAGAAGAGTGGAAGGAGGATTAAATCATGACAGGTAAAGAGTATCAGGAACTTGCAATCAGAACTTGCAGTATTCCTTACGATCAGAAAGAAGATAGACTGTTTCATGCAGTGTTCGGTCTGAACAGTGAAGCAGGAGAGGTTGCAGGAATCTTGCAGAAGAAATATCAGGGACATGAAGTGAACCTTGAACACATGGAAAAGGAACTTGGTGACTGTCTCTGGATGATCGCAGAAGCGTGTAATGCACTGGGAACGGACATTGATACAGTCATGCAGATGAACATTGACAAGCTGAAAGCCCGTTACCCGGAAGGGTTTACAGTAGAAAATTCTCTGCATCGTAAGCCGGGAGATATCTAATGAGATATCACAACATTACTCAGGATGACATGAACAACGGTGACGGACTCCGGGTAGTCCTCTGGGTGGCAGGATGTGAACACCATTGCAAAGGGTGTCAGAATCCTGTTACATGGAATCCTGATGACGGTTTGGTGTTTGATAAGAGAGCATTTAATGAAATCATGAAAGCACTGGAAAAACCGTATGTAGCAGGTATTACTTTCTCCGGTGGTGATCCGCTGCACCCGCAGAACCGTGGAGCAGTATTCTCCATCATGAAAGCAGTACAGAAAAGATTTCCGAAGAAAACGATATGGGTCTACACCGGGTACACATGGGAACAGATTCTTGCAAACAAATATCTGCTTGCAGTAGTCAAGTATGCAGATGTACTGGTGGATGGACGCTTTGAAGAAGAGTTGAAGGATGTTAATTATCACTGGGCGGGCAGCACCAACCAGAGGGTTATTGACGTACAAAAATCATTACAGAAGGGAGAAGTGGTCTTACATGAGAGTGATTAAGAAGGACGGAACACTGGAAGAGTTTGACGGTGAGAAGATCGTAAACGCTGTCAATAAGTCCGCTTCCAGAGTCATGATTACACTGGATGACACAGCATTTCATGAAATTGTTGGGGCAGTACTGGCAGTGATTAAAGAGAAAGGTCTTACTGATATCCCGGTTGCCGTGATGCACAACATTGTGGAACAGGTGCTTGATAAGTACGATCCACGGATTGCTACATCCTATCGTAACTACAGGAACTATAAACAGGACTTTGTTCATGTACTGGACAAGGTATTCCAGAAATCACAGGTTGTCAGATTTCAGGGGGATAAAGAGAACGCAAACACAGACTCAGCACTGGTGGCTACAAAGCGTTGCCTGATCTTTAATGAACTGAATAAGCGTCTGTACCGTAAGTTCTTCATGACTCAGGAAGAGTTGCAGGCTTGCCGGGACGGTTATATTTACATTCACGATCAGTCCGCAAGACTGGACACTATGAACTGTTGTCTGTTCAGAGTCAATGAAGTTATGAAGGGTGGCTTTGAGATGGGTAACATCTGGTACAACGAACCGAAAACGCTTGATGTGTTCTTCGATGTACTGGGTGATATCATCCTTGCAACCGCAAGTCAGCAGTACGGAGGATTTACAGTACCGGAAGTTGACAAGTTGGCAGCACCTTACGCTGAGAAATCTTATAAGAAGTATGTGGATGAATACATGGAAATTCGCAATCAGCAGACCTTCACGCAGGAAGTTCATGAATGGGCTATGCAGAAGGTAGAAAGAGACTTTGAGCAGGGATTTCAGGGAATTGAAATGAAGCTGAATACCGTGGGATCATCCCGTGGTGATTATCCATTCATCACTATGACCTTCGGTCTGGCTACAGATCGTTTCGGCAAGATGGCAAGCAAGACTTTCCTGCGTGTCCACATGACAGGTGAGGGCAAGCCGGGAAATAAGAAACCCGTCCTTTTCCCGAAACTGGTATTCCTGTATGACAAAAATCTTCACGGTGAAGGTTGTATCAATGAGGATGTATTTGAAGCCGGGATTGACTGTAGCTGCAAGACAATGTACCCTGACTGGTTGTCTCTTACAGGTGACGGATATGTGGCTGAGATGTACAAGAAATATGGCAGAGTAGTAAGCCCTATGGGTTGCCGTGCTTTCCTCAGTCCGTGGTATGAGCGTGGCGGTATACACCCGGCAGACGAAGATGACAAGCCTATCTTTGAAGGACGTTTCAACATTGGTGCGGTCAGCCTGCATCTGCCGATGATCCTTGCGAAAGCAAGAGAAGAGGACAAGGATTTCTATAAGGTCTTGGATTTCTACCTTGAAATGATCCGTAACATTCACAAGCGTACTTATGAGTACCTTGGAGAGATGAAAGCCAGTACCAACCCGATTGCCTATTGCGAAGGAGGTTTCTACGGAGGGCATCTGAAACCTTCGGATAAGATCAAACCACTTCTGAAACCGATGACGGCATCTTTCGGGATCACGGCACTCAATGAGTTGCAGGAACTTTACAATGGCAAGTCTATTGCAGAGGATGGTGCATTTGCACTGGAAGTTATGCAGCACATCAACAATAAGGTCAATGAGTATAAGGAAGCTGACGGATGGCTTTATGCAATCTATGGCACACCTGCTGAGAGCCTTTGTGGTTTGCAGGTAGAGCAGTTCAGAAAGAAGTACGGAGTGGTTAAGAATGTGTCAGACAGACCCTATGTAAGTAATAGCTTTCACTGTCACGTCACAGAAGATATCACACCGATTCAGAAGCAGGACTTAGAGGGACGTTTCTGGAATCTCTGCAACGGCGGCAAGATTCAGTATGTAAGATATCCGATCAGCTACAACCGGAACGCTGTCAAGACTCTGGTATGCAGAGCAATGGAGTTAGGCTATTACGAAGGAGTCAACCTGTCTCTGGCGTACTGTGATGATTGCGGTCATGAAGAGTTAGAGATGGACGTATGCCCGGTATGTGGCAGTACCAACCTCACGAAGATTGACAGAATGAACGGCTATCTGTCCTACAGTAGAGTTCACGGTGATACCCGTCTGAACGCTGCAAAAATGGCTGAGATTGCTGAGAGAAAGTCAATGTAATGGAGGGTTAAGGTATGACAGATAAAGGGATTGACAATCTCAGGTTCGGGATCATAGAGCAAGCTGCGATTGATTACGTTGACTTACTGGCGGGATTTAAGTCACCGACTACAGATTGTAACGTGGACGAGTGCCGAAGGTTCTTCCGGTCACAATGGTTTCATTCCCTTTGTGACCTTGATCCCGAACAGGTTATTAACCGATTGGAAAGGAAAGCAAAGACTATGGTTATGAAGTACGAAGTACACAAAGAACACGGTAGCAGTAGATGGTATGTCACGGAGGTAGGCTGTAAAGAGCCTATCCCCGGCACATACGGTACAAAGAAGAGAGCATTGCACACGGCAGCGAAGATGAATGGTTTGGACTACAAAGACTATATGAGAGTTCGCAGAAGGGATGGTATAAATCATGATTAGAATTTCAAAGGCAGAAACCTACGGGTGGGAAGCTGCAATCAGAGGAATGAGAAATCCTATGAACTCATGGGATAAGTCAGACAGCTATCCCGCTGTAGATTGTGGAAAATGCGGGATCATTGATCATGAGGGAATTTGTCATCCAAAAGAACATGATTGTTCTGAATTTGCTTGTTATGCAGTAGGAGAAAATGACCTCTCTCTCATGAAGAAACTTGCGGCAGCAGGTAACGATCACGGGAAGTTCCTGAGAATGATTAACGTCACAGTAGATGTGGAAGCACCTCTCTACTGGTGGAAGGAGTTTGATACCTACAAAGTGGGTACAGTCGCAAATTCCTGTAGCACAATGCACAAGATTCAGGCAAAAGAGTTTACCTTGGAGGATTTCTCCACGGATCATCTGTCTCAGACCAATCTTATTATCATGAAGATGGTCGTGGATGCACTGAACAATGCAAGACTGGACTTCTTGGATCAGAAAGACAAGCGTGACTGGTGGCAGATGATTCAGCTTTTGCCGTCATCTTACAACCAGAAGCGTACAGTGCAGCTTAATTATGCAGTGTTGAAGAACATCTATCATGCACGAAGAAACCATAAACTTGATGAATGGCATACGTTCTGTCATTTTATCGAATCACTACCACACAGCGAATTGATTACAGAGTAAGGAGCGTGGGAACAGGTGGACTATTCCAGAATACCAGAAGAATTAAAGAATCAGAATCAGTGGGTGTGTGCTTGGGACGGTTCAAAAGTTCCCATGAGAGCATTTGAGCGAAAAGCCGCTTCATCCACTGCCCCGGAAACTTGGTCTACTTTTGAGCAGGCTGAGTGGGCTGTGGAGAACGGACACTACGATCACATAGGTTATGTCTTTGCCGATCAAAACATTGTAGGCATTGACATTGATGCAGGCTTTGAGGACGGTCTTATGACCCCGCTGTGTGCAGATATTATGCAAGCCTGCCACTCATACACAGAGAAGTCCCGGAGTGGACGTGGAGTACATATCCTCATGCGTGGCAAGCTGCCGTTCTCAGGTAAGAACAATCTTGCAGGCGTAGAAATCTATCAGGCAAGACGATTCTTTATTATGACCGGGAAGGTGCTGATCTTCCCAGAGATCATTGACAATCAGGAAGCTATTGACTATGTAGTGGAGAAGTATTTCAAAGAGACAGAAAAGACCGGGAGCAATTCAAACATGGTACAGCGTATCTATTCTCCTAAGTTTCCGAAGCCTACGGGTGGGAGAATCTTTGTCAGACCGGACTACCCAGAAATCCCGGACGGCGGCAGAAATATTTCTCTTACCAGTTTGGCAGGTGCATTGCACAACACCGGGTACACTCCAATGCAGATTTATCAGGAATTGCAGAGAGTCAACAAAGAAGTGTGTAAGCCACCTCTTCCAGACAGAGAACTACAGATCATTGCAGAAAGCATAAGCCGATACAGGAGGTAAACATGGAGAAAGAATGTTATGGATGTGATTTCAACGATCCTGATTACGGTTGTACCTGTCCTCCCGGTGAAGAATGGTACGCCTGTGGACAAAGCAACCCAACGGAGGAAGATTTCACACAACCTACAGATACTTGCGTCACCTGTGAGAACTTCATAGGTGGCGGTGACTGGGGACTCTGCTGCAAGATTAAATACGATCTGTGCTATGAGTGTACCCCGAAGTGTAAAGACTATCAGCAGAAGGGAGGTGAAAAGAGTGGAAGATGAATTATTTCAGTTGTCCAATGGACGCTATGTAACATCGGTAGAGATTTCAGAAAAGTTGACATACATTAAAGAGCATCACCCTGAGACTTCCTATCAGGAAGATTCTACAGGGTATTCATGGGATGAAGCGGGAATGGCTGACCTCTTCTCAGAGTGTTACGATCACGATACCCGATACTGCCCGGAAGCAAAGTCATGGTACACCTATGACGGTGGCAAGTGGCAGAAGGATGTAGGATCATTGCTTGTGTCCAATAAGATTAAAGAGTTTGTCCGAATCATGGCTCTTTACTGTGGAGAAATCCCGGACGAAGATAAGCGTAAGCAGTACATGGCTTTTGTCGGTAAGATGGGTGACAGGCGTTTCCGTGACAGGCTCATGAAGGACGCAGCCGACAACTTGAAGATTGCGGCAGCAGAGTTTGATACGCACCCATTCCTGATTAACTGTAAGAATGGTACTTATGATCTGGAATCACTGACATTCCGTGAGCATAAATGGGATGACTTCTTGACAATGCAGACCAATTTTGAATACGGTGTAAAGAAAGAGAAGTGTGCCAGATGGGAACAGTTCATCAAGGAAGTAACGCAGAACGACAAGGACAAAGCTGACTACCTGCAACGTGCCTTGGGTTACTCCATCCTTGGAACATCTAAGGAAGAGTGTATGTTTATCCTGCATGGTAAGACTACCAGAAACGGAAAGTCCACCATGCTTGATGCAATTCAGCACTTACTTGGAGATTACTCTACGGTCACACCTGTAGAACTGATTTGCCGTGGTGACAGAGCAAAGAACGCAGAAGCAGCAAGCCCGGTACTGGCAAAGCTGAAAGGAAAACGCATGGTTACTATGAGTGAGTCGGACACCGCCGGGAAGTTGGATGAATCAGTTATCAAGCAGCTTACTGGTGGAGAAGAGATCACCGCCCGTGAGTTGTATCAGACAGCAATCACATTCAAACCGCAGTTTACTATGTGGCTGTCCTGTAATGACCTGCCTGCTGTAAAAGATAAGTCCTTGTTTGCTTCTGATCGTGTGCGTGTTATTGAGTTCAACAGACACTTCAACGATGATGAACAGGACAAAGGCTTGAAGGACTACTTTGAGTCACCGGAAGCAATGCGTGGTATCTTTACATGGTTGGTTGCCGGGTACTTTAAGTACAGAAGGTTTGGTCTGAAAATGTCAGCAAATATGCAGAAGGTAGTCAAGCAGTATGAGAAAGACAACGATCTTGTATTGCAGTACCTTGAAGAGAAGTGTGAGCGTGACGATGAATCAGTTACAAAGGCAAAGACTCTCTTCGACAACTACAAAGTCTGGTGCAAAAGCAATGGTTATTATGTATGTAGTATGAAGAAATTCAATGCAGAACTTACCATGCACCCGGAGTGGTACACAGAAAAGTCCCTCATGAAAGGCGTGACCGTATACCGTGGCATTAAAAGAAGGGAGGGGTAAGCTGTGGATGTGAAAGACTTTATTGACATGATTACCGATGAAGAAGAGATTCCGAAAAGCGTAATTGCAGAACGTACCGGGATCAATGAGAAAACGCTTTATACTCTGTTGTCAAGAGATAACGGAATGGGAATGACCGTCAGGAAATTTGTAGAACTGGCAGAAAGCCTTGGTTATCAGGTCTTACTTAGTAACGGTGAGACAGGTGACGAGTATCTTTTTGACGGTGAGAGTGATGAATATTAACACTTATTCCTCAGATTGAAGAAATGCTCTATAACTTCTCTTAGTATACGACTACTAGGGAAAGTTATACAAGTATTCTTCAATTTGAAGAGTCGCAGAAAGGAGTAGAACTATGGAAAGTTATGTAGAGAGATGGAAAAGAGAGCAGAAAGAGAAGGAACAGAAAGGAGTAGGTAAGAATGGCAGAAGAACAGAAGAAGCCCAGAACGAGAGGGAAGGACAGAAAGCCCAGAAGGACAGCGGGGTATCAGAAGAGTAGCCCTGCGAACTTGGAGAAAGCAAGAGAGAATAGTCCGATTGTACAGGGTCACAATCCCGATCTGCCAGAAGGGTATAACTCCCGGATGATTCAGTTCACTATGGAGATCATGCCGTCTGAGAAATTGGACTATAACGACATTGAAGAGATGGAAAGACGGTTCATGCACTATCTGGAAACGTGTGCAAAGTACGATATGAAGATAGGCAATCAGGCTGCGTATGCTGCGATAGGAATTGATAAGGGTATTGCATGGGAGTGGGTCAACCGTTGTACAACGAACCCCGCCCGCACCGACTTTATCAAAAAGGTGCAGAAAGTGTGTGCTTTATACCGTGAGGGACTTATGCAAGATGGCAAGGTCAACCCGGTTACTGGCATATTCTGGCAGAAGAACTATGACGGTATGAAGGATCAGACAGAAATGGTTCTGACTCCTAACAATCCGTTGGGTGACAGTGCCGACACAGAAGCCCTTGCAAGGAAGTATCTTGACAACGCCGACATTGTAGACGTGCCAGAAGGTGAAATCTCAGAAGTCGCAGAAGGGGCAGAAAGCCCTAAAATCAAATAAGGCAATGAATAACGCCCCGGTGTAGAAATAACCTGCTGCCGGGGCGTGTGTGCGTTCTGAGGGCATAAAGAAAGCCCCGGACGGGGCGGCGGGTGTTCTACCCATGCCATACTATCCGGGGTTTCTGTTTCTTCCAATATTCTATTATGTCCGGGGTTTCTGTCTCATACATCGGGATATTATACAGCTTGCAACCCTCCGGGGTCATGTAATAGCCTTGACCGTACCGGGGTAGCAGTTCGCAACCTGTCACGCCTAAAATGTTTCTGCTGTCCTGCCCGCTGCGTGTTCTGAGTGCTACACGGCTATCGAAGTTTACTTTGATCGGTGTAGGGATCACAGCAGATAACGGGCACTGTGTAGCCGCTACAACGTGGACGTTTGCCGCCCTGCCGATCTGACAGAGCCGTTGCAATATCGGTTGTACTTGCTTTTTATTCGTTGTCATCAAGTCCGCTAATTCATCAATAACCACATACACAGCCCCGCCGCCGTATTTCTTGACGTGTTGCCGTGCCATGTCTCTATATCTGTTATCTGTTATTACTATAGCTTCCTGTAATGCCTGTACCATTTCCCCCGGTTCACTGCTATAACGCAGCGTGTGGGGTAGTTCTTTATAGTCCACCAGTTCAACCCGTTTAGGGTCGATCAATATAAACTGTACAGCGGCGGGGCTGTCCTTTAGTGCTGTTGTCATCATGCCATTTATTACAACGCTTTTTCCGCTGCCCGTAGCCCCTGCAATTAGTAAATGGGGCTGCTGTAGCATATCGGCGTAAAGGTTGTAATAGTCAAGTTCTGGCGTTTTCCACACTCTTTTCACTCTATCACGTCCTTTTCTATATCGGTTTACACTCTGCATTTATGCGGGCTTGTGACCGCCTATGCCTGCATTATAAACCAATGCCCCGGACTGCTGCCGGGGCTGTTGTTGGTTACATCCTGATACATTCACCCATGTAAACCCGTTGACCGTGTACAATAAAGAACGGGATGCCGTGGGCTGTGTAGTGTATTTTTACATGATGATAACTCTTTTCACTACACCACGCACCACATACACAATAAATGCTGTCTGTTATGCCGTATTCAATACCCTTGATCTCTATACCGCCCAACATACTTGCATAGGCTACACTATCATGTGTTAAACAATATTCTTTAGCTGTCATTGTTCTATACCTCCAATTATTCAATTATGTACTGTTTCCAGACCCCCGGCAGAGCCGGGACGCTGTGGGCTTAACTGGCTATTTATACCCGCCCACACGGGTTAGAAAGCGGCTCTTGTGAGCCTGCCCGCAGCCTGACGCAATGCTCTTGCCTGAGTGTCTAACCATTCCTCACGGCTGTTAGGTCTGCGTTCACCGTTGCGGGTCTTTTTGAGTTCTGACGGGCAGCAGAGCCGCTCTGCAATGTCTGAGTTATAAATAAGGGATGAACCGCCCCAACTGTATTGATCCCAGTCAGAAGCCCCATTCTTTAACCACTCTTTAAACTCTGCGGTGTTGGCTGCCTGTCTGCCCTCATACGCTGCCCGCTCTGCATATTCTTCTAATAATTCAAGGGAGTATATTGTAACGCCTTTATCCCATGCACTGCGGTCTTTTCTAGTTTCTAATGTTTCCTTGATCTCTGCGTATTCTCTCATAATACTTGACCTCCTATATTCAATTATCAATTTGTGCAATCTGTACACCGGGCGGCTTGCCTGCTGTACAGCAGCATTGACAGCCTATAATTATTTGTTGGCTATCAAATACCTTTTTGTATTTGTTGAGTATAGTATATAATACATTTTTGTATTTGTCAATACATTTTTGTATTTATTTTAAAATTATTTTCTGGTGATCTGGTGACAGGATGACAGCACCGGGACAGCATACCCCCGGAGGGGGAAACAGACCCCCGCCCGCCGGGGCGGGTGAGGTGCGAAAGTTCCGCAAAAATTAAAAAGTCACTTTTAATACATAAAGGTATTGACATACAAAAATGTATTTGCTACAATACAGTCAACAAGGAGGTGCGATATGACAGCAAAAGATGTTGTAAAAGAAATCATGACTCTAAAAAAGCTGAGTCAATCCAAACTGGCTGAACTGGCAGGATTCAAAAGTCAATCCAATGTAACAGGTATTCTGAATCGTGGAAGCAGCATGAGAGTAGATAACTTGGAGCAAATGCTTTCAGCAATGGGGTACAAGATCATGGTTGTCCCTAAAGACACGCCTGTACCGGAAGATGGGTACAAAGTCGAAAATGAAAGAGAGGACTTATCATGAAGATTAGAAAGAACATAATAGGTTACACCATTCCTTTATTTCTGGCGTTGCTTTGCTTCGTAGGAGGAATTGGAGAGAAGGACGATGCAGGTACAGCAATGGTTGTTACGGCATTGGTTATCGTTGCATGGTGTGGGCTGAACTGGCTTACCACTTCGCTTGAAGTGAAGGATGGTTTAATCACGGGACGCACCGGACTGATTAAGAAGCAGCGGTTGTCCTCCCCGGTATCGAAGATTCAGTATTGTGAGTACAAGCACTTCTTGTGCTTCAACACAATTCGCATAAATGCAATCACAGGTCAGTACACTTTCAAGAATATGAGAAATGCGTCAGCATTTGTGGATGGTGTAAACCGTGAAATGAGGTAGAGTAGGTAGAGCAAAACACGATTTTGCTATAACTTCTTCTAGTAGGGACTATACTATAAAAAGTATGAACAAAATTAGAAAATACTCTACCTTCTCTACCCCGGACGAAAGGAGGGCGTAAGATGGGATATCTAGTGATCGGACTACTGTGGTTTACATGGTGGTGTATTAAGCTGTTCTTCTCACTATGTTGGTGGGTAACAATAAATCTGGTAGTACGCCCTATGGTCTGGGTGATTACACTGCCATTCAAGTTAATATGTAAATAGCTGTAGAGGTGCTACAGTTTGTCCAATGGGACTGTCGTTTTGACAGTCCTTTTTTTTATTCTCAGGAGGTTATTATGAATTATTTGAAATTAAAACAGAAGATTTATGAAGCTATAGAAAGGAATCCGCTTGATAGGTCAGCTTACCAAGAGATGTTTACTGTCTGCCGGGAGTATGAGAAGATTGACTTCCAGACCGCACACGCATGGAATCACGAACTGCGTAATTATATCTCATGGGGACTGCGGATGACGGTAAACTGTCAGAAGTTTGACGAAGCCAGAGAGTTTGATGATCTGATGTTCAGGTCACTTCTTTTCGGGGCACAACATTTCTTCGATGATTACTTACAGGCGGTAGAATACGGCAAGCCACTTGACAAGAAGTTCTATCAGCCCCGCCGTCATTATCTGCGAAGATATGTAGACGCATATCAGGAGATTCTTGACGGGAAACTGGACTTCTTATCCATCTCCATGCCGAAGAGAGCCGGGAAGTCTCAGTTAGGTATCAACTTTACGAATATGCTTTCCGGTAAGTACCCGGACAGAGCAACGCTTATGGAAGGTACAGGTGATGACCTTGTTAAGTCTTTCTATCTGGGTTGTCTGGAATATCTGACTCTTCCCAGTGACTATCATTTTTATGACATCTTCCCGGAGAGTAAACTTGTACAGACCAATGCCGATACGAAGATCATCAACCTTCTGCATAAGTCTCGATTCCCTACGGTCATGTGCCGATCCATTGATGCACGTCAGGTAGGTCTTTCCGAAGCAACCAACCTTCTGTACCTTGATGACTGTGTAGAAGGACGTGAGGAAGCAAAGAATCGTCAGAGACTTGATGACAAGTGGGAGGTCATTTCCGGTGATATTATCGGACGTGCTATTGAGGGTACACCTATTGTCATTTGCGGTACACGATACTCCCTGTATGATCCTATCGGTCACTTGCAGGAAGAGATGCAGAAGCAGGGAAAACGATGCAAGATTATTGAGACACCTGCTCTTGATCTGGTGACAGATGAAAGTAACTTTGAGTATATGCGTGAGGGTAGGAAGGTTTTCACCACTCAGTATTTTAGAGATCAGCGTGAGATGCTTTCTGAGGAACAGTTTGAGTCTGAGTTTCAGCAGCAGCCGTTTGAAGCAAAAGGAATCCTCTTCCCGGAGAAGAGTCTTAACCGTTATTTTGAACTGCCGATTGACCGTGATCCTGACAGTATCATTGCTGTCTGTGATACTGCCGACACCGGAGATGACTTCTGTGCAATGCCGATTGCTGCGGTATATGGCAGTGAGGTCTATATCGTAGATGTAGTCTTTGATGACTCTGTACCGGAAGTAACCAAACCTGAATGTGCAAAAGCACTCATTGATAACAAGGTGGTAGCCAGTACCTTTGAGTCAAATAATGCAGGTAAGTATTTTGCCCGTGATGTACAGCAGATTTTGACTGACAGGAAGTATGTGTGTAATATCCGAACGAAGCAGACGATCAGCAATAAGCAGACCCGTATTGAGTTCGCATCGGATAATATCTTGAAGAAGTTCTACTTCAAAGACCCGTCCCTGTACGCAAGGAACAGTCAGTATGCAGCTTTTTTGAAGCAGGTGACTACTTATACTCGATCCGGTAAAGTGCCGCACGATGACGCACCAGACTCTCTTGCATTGCTTGAAAATGAACTGAGAGGACTGATCGGAAATACGGTTGAGATTATGGACAGAAGGATTTAATTTTCTCAAAAAGTCTTCAATGCTTATATAAAGAAATAACTTGATTTAACCATTGAAGAGTGCTATAATAAACCATAGAGATAGATTATTAAGAAGGAGGTGTCACCAGTGGTAGAACCCTATTTACATCTGAACGGACGAAGAATGATCCTGACAGATGAAACCGAAGTGAATATTGGCAACGTGGTTCAGATTTTGCGAAAAGCATTACCCTACCACTGGAAGAACCGAAGTGAGATCAGTTACCTGTGGTCTTACTATAAGGGTAGACAGCCGATTCTTAACCGTGTGAAGGAAGTAAGACCTGAGATCACAAACAAGATCGTTGAGAATCGTGCGAATGAGATTGTCTCATTCAAGTCTGGCTACCTCATGGGTGAGCCGCTACAGTATGTTTCCAGAGGAAATGCTGAGAACATTGCCGATGCAATCAATCAGCTTAATGAGTTCGTATTTGCAGAGGAAAAGCCTGCGAAGGACAAGGAACTTGCCGACTGGTTTCATATCTGCGGAACTTCCTTCCGTATGGTACTCCCGGATGAAATGGCAGGAGAGGACGATGAATCACCATTTGAAATCTACACTCTTGATCCCAGAAATACCTTCGTGGTCTATAACAACGGTTTAGGCAACAAGCCGATTCTGGGTGTTAAGTATGTGGTGGATGAAAACGGAGTGGTGCATTACAGTTGCTATTCCGATCATGAGTATTTTGAGATTGTGGAGTCGAAGGTTGTTTCCTACGACACACATATTCTGGGTGAGATTCCGATTATTGAATATCCGCTGAACATGGCAAGGATTGGTGCTTTTGAACTGGTTATCCCGCTTCTGGATGCAATCAACCTGACGGACAGTAACCGTTTGGATGGAGTGGAGCAGTTCATTCAGGCATTGATGTTATTCCACAACGTAGATATCAGTTCCGAAGATTTTGACGAACTCCGGGAAAGAGGGGCAATTAAGTTCAAAGACATTGATCCCCAGTTGAAAGCAGAGATCAACTACCTTGTAAGTAATCTCAATCAAGGTGAGACTCAGACCTTGGTAGACCATATGTATCAGACAGTGCTTACCATCTGTGGTATGCCGAACCGTAATGGCGGTTCTTCTACATCCGATACTGGTTCTGCCGTCATCATGCGTGATGGTTGGTCTGCTGCCGAAGCCAGAGCAAAGGACAGTGAGTTGATGTTTAAGAAGTCTGAGAGAATTTTCTTGAAGGTGGTTCTGAACATCTGCCGTACTCTTGCTGATATGGACTTGAAGGTGTGCAACGTAGAAATCCGGTTCACACGAAGGAACTACGAAAACATTCTTCAAAAGGCACAGGTGCTTGATCTGATGCTGAAAAATAACAAAATTCATCCACGTCTTGCTTTTGAGCATTGTGGATTGTTTGTAGATTCTGACCTTGCATACACATTAAGTGCTGAGTATGCAGAGGAACAGGATCAAAAGGCACAAGAGTTGTTTGAGCAACAGCAAAGAATGAAACAGGAGGGAAATGACGATGACTCCGGTAATAACGAAGGAAATGGTGGAGCAGATGGAAAGTCTGCTGAAACACGGGAGCAGAGTGGAAATACTGATTGAGCAGGGTAAGATCACCATTGTAGAAATCAAACGAAAAATGAAGATGAAAGAGTAACGCCGGGACAAAGGTTCTGGTGAGTCCAATGGGACTGTGAGTGTAACAACTCATAGTCCCTTTTTATTTTGTCATGAATAAAAAGACACTTTCAAATTACATTCTGG